TTTGATCACATCCCCGAAGAACCTGGACGTAAAAAGAATCCAAAAACCGTTGCAGATACCAAAACTAAACTAAATTTTCCTCCTTTTCAGCATTACAAATATGATGAAAACGACGAGTTAGTATGTGTTGGTAAAAGTCATTGGGTAGGCGGAATGGAAAACGGACATTTTGATAAGACACACGGGCAAGCAACCAATAAACTTGCAATGATGTGGTTAAAATTAGTTGATCGTTATGCTACAAGAGGCAATGTACGTGGATATACCTACAACGACGAGATGAAAGGACAAGCAATCCTGCAATTATCACAAATAGGCTTACAATTTGACGAATCAAAGTCAAACAACCCCTTTGCATACTACACTGCGGCAGTAACTAACAGTTTTGTACGTGTTATCAACCTAGAAAAACGCAATCAAAACATTAGAGACGACATTCTTGAAATGAACGACATGAATCCGTCGCATACAAGACTACATAGCGGCGAATGGGAAGCAGCATTAAAGCGTGAAAAGAAATCAGGTTGACCTATAGAGTATTTTGTTATACAATAGCTTGAAACAACCGGAGAAATTATTTGTTTAAGAAAGCGGCAGTGTTTACTGACATACACTTAGGTATGAAAGGCAACTCTCGAGTCCATAACCAAGACTGCGAAGACTACATAGATTGGTATATTGAACAAGCCAAGGCACATAATTGCGAAACTGGCTTGTTCTGTGGCGACTGGCACCATAATAGGAACAGTCTTAACCTTACAACTATGGATACAACCATTAGGCTGCTAGAAAAACTAGGTGCTGCCTTTGAAAACTTCTATATGTTTGCTGGTAACCACGACTTGTATTACAAAGACAAACGTGATGTCAGCTCTACGGAGTTTGCAAGACACATTCCGGGTATAACTGTCATAGAAGATATGCAAGTTATCGAAGATGTAGCATTGGTTCCGTGGCTTGTAGGCGACGAATGGAAGAAGATTGAGAAGTTAAAGGCAAAATACTTGTTTGGTCACTTCGAACTTCCATCGTTTTACATGAATGCTATGGTACAAATGCCAGACCATGGTGAATTAAGAAGCGAACACTTCAAGAATCAAGAGTATGTGTTCTCAGGCCACTTCCACAAGCGTCAGAAGCAGGGTAAGATCCACTATATTGGTAATGCTTTCCCGCATAACTATGCAGATGCTTGGGACGATGAACGTGGTATGATGATATTAGACCGTGAGAACAATGTAGAACCGTTGTACATCGACTGGTCAGAGTGTCCTAAGTACCGTACAGTTAAGTTATCCAAGCTAATTGACGAAAAAGATACGTTTATTAAAAGTAAAATGTACTTGCGTGTTAACCTAGACATTGATATTAGCTACGAGGAAGCTAGTTTCATTAAAGAAACGTTTATGGAACAGTATAATTGTAGAGAAATCACTCTTATACCTCAAAAACACCTAGAAGAAATTACTACAGACTTAGACATTGAGCAATTTGAAAGCGTTGACCAGATTGTTAGCAACGAAATACTAGCAATCGATAGTGATAACTTCAATAAGTCGGTGCTATTGGAAATATATAACGGATTAGAATAACATTATGATAAAGATCAAAGATCTCACAGTAAAGAACTTCATGAGTGTGGGCAATGTTACCCAAGCAGTTGACTTTAACGAAGAACAACTAACACTAGTGCTAGGTGAGAACCTAGATCAGGGTGGCGACGACACTGGATCACGCAACGGTACTGGTAAGACAACCATTATCAATGGATTAAGCTATGCATTATACGGCACAGCGTTAACAAATATCAAACGCAACAACCTTATTAATAAAACCAATAGCAAAGGCATGTTGGTTACTCTTAATTTTGAAAAAGGTGCTAACAAATATCGCATCGAGCGTGGCAGATCACCAAATATATTTAAGTTTTATATAAACGACCACGAACAAAAAGAAGAAGTTGACGAATCTCAAGGCGATAGTCGTAAAACACAAGAAAGTTTACAAGAACTACTCGGTATGAGTCACGATATGTTCAAACATATCCTTGCTTTAAACACATATACCGAACCTTTCCTTAGTATGAGAGCAAACGACCAACGTGGCATCATTGAACAGCTACTTGGTATTACTATCCTTACTGAAAAAGCAGGTTTACTTAAAGAAAAAGTAAAACAAACTAAGGATGCTATTACAGAAGAAACATTAAAAATTAATGCTATCGAAAGTGCAAACAAAAAAATTGAACAAAGTATTGAAACACTTGCTGGAAGACAACGTGCATGGCAATCAAAGAGTAAAACTGATGCTGCAAAGTTAGATGCAGCTATTATTGAGTTAGAAAAACTTGACATTGACACAGAACTTGATGCACATGAAAAACTAACTAACTGGACTGAGTTGAATAATCGTATTACAAGCCTTAACAAAGAAAAAGCAACACTTGAAAGCGCACTAATGAGAGCAACCAAGAGTGTCGATAAGGCAGAAAAAGACATCACAGATTTAGATGATGCAACATGTTATACTTGTGGACAAGCTCTACACGAAGATAAAAAAGCAGAAATTGAATCAAGAAAGCAAAAAGAATTAAGTGATGCTGTTACATATCAGTCTGAAGTTGCAAATAAATTAGAATCTACAATGGCACTTCTAAACGATATTGGAGACATTAACGGACGTCCTAATACATTTTATGAGAATGCAAAGGAAGCATATGAGCATAGAAACAATGTAGATAATCTACGTGCAGCATTGATAAGTAAACAGCAAGAAGAAGATCCGTATCAAGCACAAATTGACGATATGACTAACACAGCGTTACAAGAAATAGATTGGCAACCTGTAAATGAGTTAACTAGTTTAAAAGATCATCAAGAGTTTCTTCTTAAACTATTAACAAACAAAGATAGTTTTATACGCAAAAAGATTATAGATCAAAACTTAGCGTATCTAAACAATAGGCTCACACATTATCTAGATAGATTAGGCTTACCACATCAAGTTAAATTCCAAAACGATCTAACTGTTGAAATTACTCAATTAGGTCAAGACTTAGACTTTGATAACTTGAGCAGAGGCGAACGTAATAGGTTAATATTAGGAATGAGTTTTGCATTTAGAGACGTTTGGGAGTCATTGTACCAAGGTATCAATTTAATGTTTATTGACGAACTTATTGACAGTGGAATGGACACCGCTGGTGTTGAAAGTGCGTTACATGTTTTAAAGAAAATGGGTCGTGAACGCAACAAAAATGTTTTTCTTATTTCACACAAAGACGAGTTAGTAGGAAGAGTGAATCATGTACTAAAAGTAATCAAAGAGAACGGATTTACATCATACGAAAACGATGTTGAAATTATAGAATGACAGATACACAAGACAAATTAGCACAAACATATCTAAAATATTTTGAGGCAAACGAAAAATTTGAACGCAGGCCAAGCGAACGTACCAAGCGTTCTGCAAGAAGAGAACTTAGGCATTTAATAAACTTAGCAAAGCAAAGGCAAGAAGAAATAAAAAATACTTACAACGAAGTGTTAGAAGACATTAGGCAAAATCAGAAATGGCAAAAGAAAAAATAATCAATGGTACATAATGTATGCATTGGAAATACAAAGGAAAAAAAGTTGAATCGATACCAGATGAATACGAAGGCTTTGTATATCTAATAACAAACATTAAGACAAAACAAAAATACGTAGGCAAAAAGTTAGCAAAATTTAAAACAACTAAGCCACCATTAAAAGGCAGAAAAAACAAACGTCGAGGCTACAAAGAAAGCGATTGGCGTGAATACTGGGGAAGTTCAGACAGACTGAACGAAGATGTAAAAAACTTAGGCGAAAAAAATTTTACTCGTGAAATACTTTACTTCTGCAAAAGCAGAGCAGAAATGAGTTACATTGAAGCACGAGAACAATTTGATAGGCGAGTATTAGAAACAGACGAATACTACAACGGTATCATCAATGTTAGAGTTGGTGGATCAAACAAACTACGCCAGGCACTACTAGAACACAAATAGGCTATATATTGAGCTCTAAATAAAATCCAAGATCCAGCCGAGGTAATGCTCGTCGCCGGTGGTGTGGAATGCTCACGTGAAGGAACATACGATAGGTTTTAAAGGATAGTGGCTCTGAGAAAAAGCAACCACGTGGTAAGTATTTTCGCTTGTTAGGGAATTACTACCTTCCGTTGATATGACAAAGCTAGAGTAGGGGGATACAGGTCAACCGCCTCCGACAATGTAAATTGAATCTCTTTTAACAAGATGGCTGAAGCGACTCGAATAATGCGCTTACCATGTTTGCCCGGCAACGGGCAAATTATGACTTCACAATCTGAATAATACTAAAAGCATATGCATAGCATATGCCTTATTAATATTGTTATCAAGAACTTATAGTTCGTGTTGAGTGTAACGAAAACACAGTTGAACTTTGTTCAACTTATAATAACTAAATACATTATAATACTTGGAACAGTTCTAAATGAAATTAAGTGATGTAACAAATAAAAGCAATTATATCTTAAAGGAATCACCTAGCGTTAGTATTCCTACAACTATAAGACAGATGGCTAATGGCTATATGTTTATAGCAGGCAATGATGTATTTAGATTTACTGTAGGCCAAGGTGGTATTACTACTATGCGAGAAGCACAGAGAATGGCCACTGAATTAAAAGATAAATGGAGTCTTAGAGGACAACGTCCTGGTTTACGAACTCAATTTGCAGATAATAAAGTAAATCCACGAATGCTTCCTGGTAATGCTAAACAGAGAGTTAGGCAAATAGGTGCAATCAACAGAGCATCCTTTCCAAAAACAACTGCCTTAATGAATAGCGGCTTTGGTAAAGTCTTTATGCGTTTGTTAAGAGCGTTCCTTGTAGAAGAACAAATTAGAAATAGTATACTTATAACCATGGCAAATATCGAAGGTGAATTTGCTGCTGGTGAAATTACCGAAGCTGAATATGTAGATAAAATACAAGTTGCTTGGGGCATGTATGCTGTACAACTTACAGCAATTATGTTGGCTACACTAAGAGCCGGTAAAAGCGGTGCAGCAATTATTAGAGGCATACGAACTATTGTAAGAAGCGGCCAACTTGCAGTAGGAGCAAGTGGCATTGGTACTGTTCCGGCAATATTAAGTGCTATTGCAACAGAAGCTGGATTTCAACTTGCAATATATTTAATTAGTAACCCTGCTGTACAAAAAGCATTAGTTGATTGGATAGTTGCTTGGGGTCAAGAATCCTTGTTTGGTTCAATGCTTCAAGGTGTCGTTGAAGGAGCAGGAACTCTTCTAAACGGTGCAGCGTCAGCACTGAATAATCTTACCGGAGGGTTAGTTGGCAGCGACGATTTTTTTGCAGCCAGCGGCGCCGCAGAAGCAAGTGGTTTTACAGATCCTGGTGCAAGAGATATACCAGGTATAAACGGACAAGCATATGCTACATCGCAGTGGGCTAGACTTGTCTTCCAAGACATGATATTTCCTCCTGGAAGCAGTCTTGAAAGCAAACGAGTTCCTTATTATAACAGACGTCAGCGAGAAATGATGATGGCAGAAGACTTTGGATCACTTACTACTGCACCTGTCGCTGGCGGCAGAGGCGATGGTAATGCAGAAGTTGAAAGACGTAGACAAGACGGCAATCGAGCACCTAGCACAACAAGTGAACCTGGAATGCCAGTAAATCCAGATGCTACACCTGGACCGCAATAATTAAATCCATGCCATTTTAGTATTTTTACTAGTTTCAATATTATCTTTTATAATATTGTTGAAAATCTCCAAGTCGCCTACATCAGTATCACTAATTAGATCGTGAATATTTGCACTACCTCGCATATACCATCCAACACGATACCAATTGTCTTTGATTTGTTTTATTTCATTTTCCATTTCATCGGCTAGCAGATATACTTCTTCGTCAGATAGTCCTACTAGCCTTTCCCGAAAAAATCCGATGTGTCCAGTGTAACTTTCATATCTTCGTCGTGGCTGCAAGTAATACATTGTACTTTGTGCAAAGGAGGAGACCAATTTTTAAAATTGTTTTCAATAGCGTCTTTTACTTTTGCAATATACTTGGTATCGTTATTATTAAAAAAGTCAACTACTTCTTGTCTAGATTGTTCAATTTCACCGTCGACTTCGATTCCAACTATTGCATTGTATATTGAATCTAATTGTGCTTGAGCAAGTTGTACATACAATGGATCCATTGCTTTTGCTTTTGCATCTTCGTCAAAATCTTTATTTGTAATAATTTGATTTAATGATCTTCTTACACCTAATAACTTTTTTTGTCCGTTTGTAAATTCTCTATAACTTAACGGCCGCAAATGAAAAATAAAATTATCAATTTCAACTTTGTCGTTGAATTTCTTTGTGAGATATGATTCTAAATATTTTGACAAGGGTATTTCATACTGATTTTCAGATCCACATTCTCCGCAAACTTTTTGCACATTCATAGTATTACCGTAACTTGCAATACGCATTGCTACCATTACTGTGTCAATATCAATTGTTGGTATGCTCCAAGGATCGGTAATTGTAGGTATACAACTTTTTACTACTGCTACTGTAGCATCGCCATTGATTAAAGCATCTGGAGTTTTAAACATGATTTCATCGTTGGGTGTCATGCTAAACACCGGAATATCATTGTGTTGATTATCGTATAGAGCACCATTTGGATAAAACGTTCCACCACTTGGTAAATCAATTTGTAACTTTGGTTGCCGTCTATATTTTTTTAAAATGCTTTGATTGGTCATATTAGTTGTCCTGTCAGGTAAATATACTATATGATATTTATTTTATCATTAACTTGGAGTATTTTAAATTGGCTGATACCAGTAACGTCTTGAGTATGTTTACAAATGAAATAAAAGGTGCGGCATCTGCCGGTCTAGGTTTAGCCGGTAATTTGTTAAGCGGATCTCAAAATTTAAGTGCATATTCAGACGCCTTACAATCAAACACAAAGATTTTGGGTACAGCCGGAAAAGCTATAGCCGGTCTTGTACAATTTGCAGAAGGTAGTTTAAAAGAATATCAGCAACTTACTAACATTGGTGCTACTTTTGGTGCAAGCATAGTTGATATTAAACAAAGTGCAGCTGAAATGGGCATGGAAGTAAAAGACATGACAGAGTTTTTTATGAAAAACCAAAATGCGTTAAGGGTGCTTGGAGGAACAACGGAAGATGCTACACAAAGTTTTATTCAAATGAGTAAAGACTTTTTAGATAGCGACTTTGGTACAAATTTACGTATGTTAGGATATGATGTAAAAGATATAAACGAATCTCTTGCTACTTTTGCTGACTTACAATCTGTTGAAGGTATGCGTAGGATGCGTACTGACGGAACTCTTAATCAAAATGCAATGGAATTTGCAACTACTTTAGACGAATTAAGCAAACTAACAGGCAAGCAACGAGATCAAATTGCAGAGGAAATGAGACAAAGACGTAGAAACGGTCAAGTGCAAGCACTACTATCTACTCTTGAAGAAGAACAAGCAATGGCATTGCAAGAAGGATTGCAAACTGCTGGCGAGTTAGGACCTGGATTTGAAACACTAATACAAGATTTAGTAGCCTTTGGTGCTCCAGTTAGTGATGCAAGTAAAGACATTGCAAAAGCATTACCTAGTGTAATCGATGAATACGAAGCATATGCAGCCGCAATACGCAACGGTGCTAGTGCCGAAGAAGCACAAGCATTACTAGATGATGCAATTGGCGCAAGTGTTGAAGGAATGGAGTCTCCTGATTTTGCTAATTTAGCTCTATTAGGTAACTTTAGTGATGTTGGCGCTAATGCAGCTGACATGTTAGAAAGTAGTTTTGATTTACGTAGAGGTATTACATCAGCAGCAGAAGGCGCAGAAGATTTATCTGCTGTAATAGGTAGTTTAAGAGATACTATTGCTGATCAACAGCAGAGTCAAATGGGTGCTGGCGGTATTATTAGACAGACTGTCGACATGCAAGAAGCATTACGTGAAACTATAATGTATGTTCAGCAAACTGCGCTACCTGCGTTAGTAGGTGCAGCTGAAAGTGCATTAGTTAAAGTTACAGAAGCAATGGGCGATGATGCTGCATTGCGTAGACAAGTTGAAGAAGCTATTAGTGGTGTGTTAAATCCAGCAGCAGACGCACTTGATCGGATGTCAGAAGCATTTCCTATGAACACAGCCCAGGCAAACATAGATGCAGAAGAAGTTGTGCTAGGCGACGGTACTGCTGCTGATTTAGCTGATCAACTTGAAATGGATGTTACTAGTGCGTTAAACGAAAATGATATTTCTACAAACGAAACTGTTACAACAGCAATTGGGGAAGCAAGAACCGAACTTTCAGATGCACAAGCTGAATTGGCTAGATTGCACGAACAACAAGCACAATTAACTAGCGAAGGCTTTACTGGGCTAGAAGGCCCTATGCAACAGACACAAGAATTAATTACACAAGCCGAAGCTAGAGTTGCATTAGCGGAAGCAAACTTAGCAAATGAAATACAAACGACTGTTGCTGATGCACAACGATATACTTTAGGAGCAATTGAACGTTTTCAACAAGCACAAGCAAGTGGTCGACGCTATGCTGGAGGCTTTGATAACGGCGGTATGATTTCAGATGATGAATTTGGAATCGTAGGAGAACGTGGTCCAGAGATAGTAAGCGGCAGAGCCAATGTCACAGGACGAATGAAAACTTTTGATGTAATGAATAAAATATCAGAAAGAATGAAAGCTGTAGCTAATGCACAGGAAAATCAAGTAAATTCGGTTGACAAAACGTCACAGATAAGTAATAATAATAATGAACTCAATGCCATGATTAAGAACTTAAACGATTCAATTAATAATCTGAATGCAGGTATACATAACGTTGCAAGCATCAATCAACAACAATTAGACACAGGGATTAAAAATCTACGTGCAACTAAAGGCTTGCAAGGCAATGTACTGAAAGGGGTCGCTCGATGAGTTGGAAAAAACATTTTAAACCAGTCCCAACTGGAAATAACCCAGGTGGAAGTTATAGTCCTTTCAGCTTCAAACAAGGCCAAGGCACAGGTATGGGACCAGCAGCGGCAAACTATAGTTCACATTTACCAGATGTGTATGTAGGTTCTCCTAATCGTATTGAACGTTATAATCAATATAACACAATGGATAGTGATAGTGAAGTAAATGCTGCACTTGATATCCTTGCAGAATTTTGTACACAAAAAACAAATGATAATGATACACACTTTAGTTTAGACTTTAATAAAAAAGCAACAAACATAGAAATTCAAATATTAGGACAATATTTGAAACAATGGTGTAAGTTAAATAAATTTGAAACACGTATGTTTCGTATTATGCGTAATGTTTTTAAATACGGAGACGGATTTTTTATTAGAGATCCTGAAACACAAAAATGGTTTCATGTAGATCCAAGTCAAGTTACAAAAATTATTGTCAACGAAAGCGATGGCAAACGTCCAGAACAATATGCAATAAAGAATTTAAATTTTAGTTTTGATAATTTAGAAGCTACTCCTTTAAACACACAAAACAGTTACGGTCCTGGCGGTACTAACGGTTATCAGCAAGTTAAACAACAAGGCATGACTGGTAATAATACACCTGCAGGTGGAACAAGTAGATTTGAACAAGGCGAAAAAGAAACTTTTGTAGATGCTAATCATGTTGTTCACTTGTCAATGAGTGAAGGCTTGGATCAAAACTTTCCTTTTGGTAACAGTTTATTAGAAAGTATTTTCAAAGTTTACAAACAAAAAGAATTACTTGAAGATGCAATTATTATCTATCGAGTACAACGTGCTCCTGAAAGAAGAGTATTCTACGTTGATGTGGGCAACATGCCATCACACCTTGCTATGCAATTTGTAGAACGTGTTAAAACGGAAATACATCAAAGAAGAATCCCATCCAAGACTGGCGGAGGACAAAATGTCATAGACAGTAGTTATAATCCGCTGTCAATCAACGAAGACTACTTCTTTCCACAAACTGCTGAAGGACGTGGCTCTAAGGTTGAAACACTGCCAGGCGGTACTAACCTAGGAGAAATTGATGATCTCAGATATTTTACTAATAAGCTCGTACGCGGCTTACGAATTCCTTCCAGCTATCTACCTACAGGGGCTGATGACGGAGCAAGTCAGTACAACGACGGTAGAGTAGGCACTGCATACATTCAAGAGTTACGCTTTAATAAGTATTGCGAACGACTGCAAAGCATGGTTGAGGAAATATTCAATCAAGAATTCAAATTATATCTAACTAGTAAAGGTGCAAATGTTGACTTTGCAATGTTTGATGTAAAACTAAATCCACCACAAAACTTTGCAAGTTATCGTCAAGCAGAACTTGATAATAATAGAATTGGCACATTCTCACAAATGAGTGCTATACCTTATATTTCTAACAGATTTGCTATGTCACGTTTCTTAGGAATGAGCGAAGAAGAAATTGCAGAGAATGAACGTTTATGGCGTGAAGAAAACGATGAAAATCTACAACCAACTGATGCAGAAGGCAGTGCAGAAATGCGTTCAGCTGGTGTAACTGGTGGAGACTTAGGTGGAGACTTAGGTGGATTAGAAACAGGATTAGATGACGACTTAGGCGGCATTGATGGCGGTGAAGATACTCCTCCAGAAACTACAACAGCTGACGACTTAGGAGGTGCCGATTTAGGCGAGCCTACAGATCAAACAGTTTAATAAAGGTAAATAGTATTATGATATTAAGAGAATTGTTTTATTTTGATGACGAAACTTTAGAACCTACTGAAAATGATAGGTACGATGCTTCTGATGATAAAAGCATTATGCAAATGTCTGATACTAGAAAAGCAAAACTTACACTCAAAAACATCAATAAAGTGCGTAAAGCAAGTGACATGAAACGTTCAGAAGAAGTCGAAGAGTTAAATTTTGTTAAACAAATGTATGGAATAGCAGCACAAGCACAAGCTGGAATTTAATGTCTGATATAGCCTTTGTGCTTGGAAATGGCACAAGTCGAAAACAAATTTCAATACCTACACTAAAAGAACATGGCACTATCTATGCCTGTAATGCAGTTTATAGAGAATGTGCAGTAGATCATTTAATTGCAGTTGATACTAAAATGGTTATGGAAATTGCAAGCCACGGTTATTATAAAGAACACAAAGTATACACTAATCCTAACAAATATTCACAAACAGTTGAAGGTTTAAATTTACTAAATCCTAATAAAGGATGGAGTAGTGGTCCTACTGCCTTATGGTTGGCTAGTACACACAAATATAAAACAATTTACATTTTAGGCTTTGATTACTTAGGTATTGGTAGCGATAATGATAAAGTAAATAACCTGTTTGCAGATACAAAAAATTATAAAAGAAGTGACGAACGTGCTACATATTATGGTAATTGGGTACGTCAAACTACTATGACTATAAACACTAATCCTAGGACTAAATACATCCGAGTAACAGAAAATAATAGAGGGTTTGTACCAGATCAATTAAAAGATTTGCAGAACCTATATCATCAATCAATACCTGAATTTGTTCAAAAATTCAGTTTAAAAGTATTACCTGTGTAAAAACACGCTGTTTTTACACCATTTTAAGCGTATATTTTAAATAAAGTGTAAATATAATAGACAGCCTTGTAACAATTAAAGGAGAAAAACATGACTGAACGCAACAAGTTTGAAGAGATGCTTGAGCGCCTAGTAAACGAAGACCGTACTGGTGCAGAAGAACTTTTCCATGAAATCGTGGTAGAAAAATCACGTGACATTTACGAAACACTACTATCTGAAGATGAAGTTGAAGTTGAAGAAACAACTGATGAAGAAGTAGATGAAGCAACTGACGAAGATCTAGATGAATCAGATGATGAAGACCTAGACGAAGCAACTGATGAAGAATTAGACGAAGCTGACGAAGAAGTAGAAGAAAGCTTCTTTGATGAGCCACAAGTTGAAGGCGATCCAGCTGACGACATGGCAGCAGCAATTGAAATGCCTGGAATGGACGACGAAGCCGGCGATATGGACATGGAACCAGATATGGGCATGGACGACGAAGACGAAGGTGATGTAGAAGATCGTTTAACTGACATCGAAGATATGCTTGACGAATTAAAAGCAGAATTTGATCAAATGATGGGCGACGAAGCACCAGCTGATGATGATGACATGGGCGACGAAATGCCAATGGATATGGATTCAGAAGAAGGTGACGACGACGAAGCTGAAGAAGAAGCGTATGCTTTTGAAGCAGACGAAGAAGTAGAAGAAGCAACTGATGAAGA